CAGCTTGCGCCGCTCATCACTGGCGCTGTCGCACCATTGCGCCTCGGTGTAATGGGCGGCCTCGGACTCGCGGTAGAGGCGCGCGGCCTCTGCAGCGCCATGCGTGGCGATAGCGTTCGCTGCAATCTGTTCGGCTGTCATGGTTTATTTCTCCCATAGATTACGGTGAGTGTTGACGTGAATGTATCCGTCGCCGCGCGCGTTGCCGCCGGTCGCCCATGCTTCCGCCGGCGCCGTATCAAGCCAACCCAGCTTGGCGACTAAGGCCATTGCGGCCCCGCGGTGGTTGCCCTCGATTGATAGGGCATGGTCATATGATACGGTGATGCTACCGGCCCATGCCGTCGCCTTTATGCGACCGGGGCGACTATTGGTTGGGCCGAGATAACGGGTTTCGATACCTTGCGAGATGATAAGCGCGGGCATTGTATTTTCCTCTCTCTGTAGTGTCAGGACGGCCCTAGGGCCGTCCTGGCGGGCTTGTGGCGGGCGTTAGGGTTGGAACCCGGCGGCGATTGAGCCGGCGGCATAATCAGTCGGCTTTGTGCGCATAGGCATCAGCACGGCGATGCAATCGGCGCGAGCGTCGCCGTCGCCATTGCGGAACGTGACAAGCGCCGGATTTTCGCCAGCCTGATGCAAGCGGAAAGCCGTGGCCATGTCTTTCTTACCGTCATTCAGGGCCTTCGCCATGTTGCCAATGGCGGCAAGGTAAAGCGGGTTGTAGTGGCCGGCAATTAGGGCGTCAGGCGCCGTTGGCACAATGCGGCGCCAATCGGGGAACGACCCGTCAACCGGCGCAAAGTGGATCCGGGCGTTGCCGTACAGGATCCACCACGTACCTTGCGCGTCACGCTCAAAAACATAGCACAGGCCCTTAGCGCGCCCGGCGGCCTTCGCCGCTTGCGCGATAGCGTCGGACGGCACAATAACGCCCGCCAGACAATTGCCGCTTGTGTCATAGGCCGGGCGCACGTCATTCAGCTTGCCGGCGATAGCGTCGCAACGCGCGGCGAAGGCCATATGCCCGTTTGTGCCGGCGATGAACCCCCGCGCGTCCAGAAACACGCCTTTAAGGTAATGGCGCGTCTCTTCCTTTGACGTGGCCAGCATGGCGGCGTCGATAGCGCCGGCGTCGATCGAAATCTGAATCAGCATAGTGAAGTGTCCCTTGGTTTAGTGGCTTGTCTCATCAGGCCGCCGGGTGCCACCCGGCTGGCGACACGCGCTTAGGCGCGTGTTTCGACGTTTAATAACGGACTCCAGGACATTCGGGCATATCAGCAACGATTGCCGCCAGAGGCTCCCAAGTAAGGCCTTCGCGCCATGAAACGCCATAGGTGCCGTATTCGGATGTAGTGGCTGTGCAATGTCCCCAACCGTTGAGTGTCGTCACATCCCAAACGCTTTGCAAACGATCGCGCAAGACGTCGGGAGCGTCGGCGATACGTTCGGCCAAACGCGCCAGGGCTTGTGTGGGCGTTTCGCCGGTAACGTAAACCGGGCGATATTTGCCAAGAAAATAGGCGGAAGCTGTGTAGGTCGTCATGGTATCGTTTCCCTTCGTTTAGATGATTGCAAGGCAGGCAAGGCAGGCGAAAAGCGCCAGCATGGAGAGGGCATCTTTGATCATGGCGTTAGGCGCCCTTCGCCAGAGTGAAGCCGGCAGGCTCGATCGACAGCACAACACCATTGCGGGTGTAGAAGTCAGCGCAGCCCTGGTGCAACGCGTCATATTCGAAGTCCACGATAGCGTAGACCTGGTGCGCGAGCGCGACAGCGTCGGCGAAGGAATCAGTGGTGTGATGCACCAGCTTGCGAGTGTAGGCGCCTACGCCAGTCAATTCGATGATGTTGTACATTTGCGTTTCCCTTCGTTTATGATGGGCCGGCTTGCGCCGGCCCCGATGCTGTTAGCGTTGCATGTCTTTGACGGCGCAATCGGCCCAATAGATGGCGCTGTTGGCCCAATAATGAATTTGCGACTGCGCCTGTGCCAGCGCTTCCATGTCGTTAGCGCGGATTGCGGCAGCCATGTTATCGACTGCAATTTGCATGAGTGTCACTGCGCCTTGCGGGCCATGATCGACGGTGGCGAGTGCGTTCTTTTGGTTGGTGGTCATTTTCGTCTCCCTTCGTTGTTGCTGAAACCACCCTTAGTTGCGGTTGCTGGGCATTGCAACAGATTATTTTACAGAGCTATCACATTTGATAGGGCTTGCATGGATTGCCAAGTTTGGCGCGGGATTGTCTCGCGCTGGGTTGGCTGGGAGGCAAAATTGCTAAATGATATCAGGAGTTTGGGTATTCTAAGTATTGAGATGTTGTTACCCTAATAAGAGATAAGTGTATTATATAGGTAATACAGTATGCGTATAGCGCTAGCGCGTGCTGGCCCCACGCCCCCGCCGTTCTGGCTGCGACTTTCGCAGCATGGCTAAAACGCCCAAATGGCTTTAAAATTGCCCAAAACGGCCAAGATTGGCGCGATTGTCACGCAAAGCCGTTCATGTTGCCCCTCTCTCTCTCGCTTTGCCTAAAACGCCCATGCCAACAGATGGCGCGCGCAAGCTGGCGCGCCAGCCGATTGGATTGTCGGCGCCCAAATCGCCCAACCGGGAAAAAGCCCCGCCGGATTGCTGCGACACGCTGCCGCTGCCGTTGGCTGGCGCCGCGGGCAGGGGGGGGGCGGGGGCCGAGCGGCGCGTGACTGTCACGGGCATCGTCCGCAAACAATTTTTTAAAAATTTTTTTATAAAATGGCAACACAGTTTAGTGCAGCCTTGCCCGCGCACCCCGCGTCATCTATTATGGCATCATGACTTTCTATTCCCTGCCGTTTGCACCCGAACGCCCAGAAGCCACCGAGGCGCGTCTGGAAGCGATCTATGAAGCCGCGCGCTATGGCCTAAAAGGCGACAGTCTGGCGTTGGCCGCTGGCCTCACCCCCGCGCAGTTCCGGCGCTTGGCTGAGTTTGATGCGCTGGTCGAAATTGCCGAGATGAAGGGCCGCGCTGATGGCGAACTGTCCGCCGCCAAGACGATGTACAATGCCGCAGCGTCAGGCGACGCCAGGGCGGCGCTGGACATCCTCAAGCACAACCACGGCTGGGTGGCCAAACAGCAGATCGACGTGAACATCGACCAGCAGATCAGCATCACCGCGGCGCTGGAAAAGGCGCAGAGCCGCGTCATAGAGGGGCTGTACACCGTACTGCCCCGCATAGAGGACAACAACAGTGCAGCAGCCAATCTACTCAGCGCAGGACGAGATGGCTCTGATGAGCCGGCTGTGGTCGCCGGCTATCAAGGATGACCCGCTGGCGTTCGTGCTGCTGACCTACCCGTGGGGTGAGCCGGGTACGCCGCTGGAGAACTTCCAAGGACCACGCAAATGGCAGCGTGCGGTGCTGGCCGACATCCGCGACCACATCAAGGACAACGGCGGCAAGGTGGACTACGACACCTTCCGCAAGGCGGTGGCGTCAGGCCGCGGTATCGGCAAGTCGGCGCTGGTCAGTTGGCTGGTGCATTGGATGCTGTCCACGCGCATCGGCAGCACGACCATTGTGTCGGCCAACAGCGAAGCGCAGCTACGGTCGGTGACCTGGGCCGAGATCACCAAGTGGCTGGCGATGGCCATGAACAGCCATTGGTTCGAGATCGCCGCCACGCGCATCATGCCGGCAAAGTGGATCACGGAACTGGTCGAGCGCGACCTGAAGAAAGGCACACGCTACTGGGCCGTCGAGGGCCGGCTGTGGTCGGAGGAGAACCCGGACGCCTACGCCGGGGTTCACAACTGGGACGGCGTGATGCTGATCTTCGACGAGGCCAGCGGTATCCCCGACAGCATCTGGTCGGTATCGGACGGCTTCTTCACGGAGAACACGCCGCACCGCTTTCACGTCGCGTTCTCCAACCCGCGACGCAACACCGGCTACTTCTACGAGACGTTCAACAGCAAGCGGGCGTTCTGGCGCACGCGCAACATCGACGCGCGCGAGGTCGAGGGAACCGACAAGAACCTGTACCAGCGCATCATCGACGAGTACGGCGCCGACAGCTACCAGGCCAACGTCGAGGTCTACGGTCAGTTCCCGTCAGAAGGCGACGACCAGTTCATTCCGGTCAATCTGGTAGACGACGCCATGAAGCGACCTAGGCTGAAGGACGAGTCGGCACCGATCACCATCGGCGTTGACCCGGCACGGTTCGGATCGGACGCTACCGTCATCGCGGTGCGGCAGGGACGCGATATAGTCGCCATCAAGCGGCTGCGCGGCGCTGACACGATGGAGGTGGTCGGCCACGTCATCGAGGCCATCGAAGAATACAAGCCCGCGCTGACCGTGATTGACGAGGGCGGCCTGGGTGCAGGCGTGGTGGATCGGCTGAAGGAGCAGCGGTACAAGGTGCGCGGCGTCAACTTCGGCAACAAGGCGCAGAAGCAGCTTATGTACGGCAACAAGCGGGCTGAGATGTGGGGCGCCATGCGCGAGTGGCTCAAGACAGCCAGCGTGCCGAACGACCGCTTCCTGAAGTCTGACCTGATCGGGCCGAAGACGAAGCCGGACAGCAAGGGGACGCTGTTCCTTGAGTCGAAGAAGGATATGAAGGCCCGCGGGCTGGCGTCACCCGACGCTGCCGACGCCATCGCGGTGACGTTCGCGTTCCCAGTAGCGCACAGAGAAGGGCGCGTTGACAAAAAACGCAGCGGCGGATATTCTCCCGGCGGAGTTGCCAATTCTTGGATGGGCAGTTAACGCAATGGCCGACAAGAAAAAGTCTGTTTCGCTGGCCGTGGGCCGTGGGGAAAAGCTCCCCGCGTCCAAGGGTGCGGGACTGACGGCCAAGGGCCGCGCGAAGTACAACCGCGAGACCGGGTCGAACTTGAAGCCGCCGGCACCCAACCCCAAAACCAAAGCGGATGCAGGGCGTAAGGCCAGTTTTTGTGCGCGTATGGGTGCAGTAGCAGCTAAGGCTAAAGACGGCGAACGTGCCAAAGCCAGCCTCAAACGGTGGAAATGCTCATGAAGAAGCCAGGTCTGTATGCGAACATCAACGCCAAAAAGGAGCGGATTGCCGCTGGTTCTGGCGAAAAGATGCGTAAGGCGGGGGAAAAGGGCGCCCCGACAGCCAAAGACTTCAAAAATAGCGCCAAAACAGCGAAAAAGGGCAAATAATGCGCCGCATGACCCCCGCCAAGATGCCGATGGGCCTGAAAATGCCCAAGCCGAAGGCCGAAATGGACGCGATTCCGCTGGCGCGTAAGCCCATGCCAGGCGGCAAGGACATCATCAGCATCACCACGCGGATGCGTGAGACGCCCATGAAGAAGGGCAAATAAGATGCCTTTGTCCAAATCTGCCGGCAAAGAGGCGTTCCGCAAGAACATCAAGGCGGAAGTGAAGGCTGGCAAGCCAGTCAAACAGGCTGTAGCCATTGCCTACAGCGTCAAGCGCGAAGCGGCCAAAAAGGGTAAGAAGTAAGCACATGGCCGACCCCACAGGCATGATAGCGGCGGGTAAAGTCGCCAACGTGGGGTCAAACCCTGAGAAGGTGCCTGCGCGCGACGAAGACAAGATGGCGACCATGCGCCACCGCCTGAAGATGGCGCAGTCGGCGTATTCGGACAGCCGCGAAGATGAACTGGACGATCTGCGGTTTATGGCCGGCAGCCCTGACAACCAGTGGCAGTGGCCCGCCGACGTGCTGGCCACCCGTGGCAGCGTGCAGGGCCAGACGATCAACGCGCGTCCGTGCCTGACCATCAACAAGCTGCCGCAGCACGTCCGTCAGGTGACCAACGAGCAGCGCCAGAACCGGCCCAGCGGCAAGGTCATCCCCGCGGACGACAACGCTGACGTACAGGTCGCTGAGATTTTCAACGGCGTGGTGCGGCACATTGAGTATATGTCCGACGCCGACGTGGCCTACGACACCGCCTGCGACAACCAGGTGACCTACGGCGAGGGATACATCCGCCTGCTGACGGAATACTGCAACGACGAGACGTTCGATCAGGACATCCGCATCGGTCGCGTCCGCAACTCGTTTAGCGTCTACATGGACCCGACGATCCAAGACCCATGCGGCGCCGACGCTGAGTGGTGCTTCATCACCGAAGACATTCTTAAAGAAGAATACGAACGGGAGTTTCCGGACGCCACGCCGATCAGCACGCTGTACAGCCAAGGCGTGGGCGATCAGGGCCTTTCGGCGTGGCTGCAAGAAGACACGATCCGCATCGCGGAGTATTTCTACAACAAATACGAAAAAGCCACGCTGCACCTGTACCCGGACAACCAGACTGCCTACCGCGGCACGCCGCAGGACAAGCAGCTTATGGCCATGTTTGGCAAGCCGATTCGCAGCCGCGAAGTTGACCGCAAAAAGGTCATGTGGATGAAGACCAACGGCTACGACGTGCTGCAAGAGCGCGAGTGGGCCGGCAAGTGGATTCCGGTCGTGCGCGTCATCGGCAACGAGTGGGAAGTTGAAGGCCAGATGTACATCAGCGGCCTTGTGCGGAACGCCAAGGACGCCCAGCGGATGTACAACTACTGGACAAGCCAAGAAGCCGAGATGCTGGCGCTGGCACCCAAGGCACCCTTCATTGGCTATGGTGGCCAGTTCGAAGGTTACGAGATGCAGTGGAAGACCGCCAATACGACCAATTGGCCGTATCTGGAGGTCAATCCCGACGTGACGGACGGTGCCGGGGCTGTCCTCCCCTTGCCCCAGCGCGCGCCGCCTCCGTTGCCCCAGACCGGCTTGATCCAGGCCAAGATGGGGGCTGCTGACGACATCAAGGGAACCACCGGCCAGTACGACGCCAGCCTTGGGATGCAGGGCAACGAACGCTCCGGTAAGGCCATCCTCGCCCGCGAGAAGCAGGGCGACGTTGGCACGTACCACTACGTGGACAACCTAGCCCGCGCGATCCGCCACATCACCCGGCAGATCGTGGACATGATCCCGAAGATTTACGACACGCAGCGCATCGCCCGCATCATCGGCGTTGATGGCGAAGTCAGCATGGTCAAGTTCAACCCGTCGCAGCCGGAACCGGTCAAGGAAATCCGTGACCAGATGGGCGCGTTGATCGAGAAGGTCTACAACCCCAGCGTCGGCACTTACGACGTGATGGTCACGACCGGCCCAGGCTACATGACCAAGCGTCAGGAAGCCTTGGACGCCATGTCGATGATCCTGCAATCCAACCCGCAGCTTTGGACTGTGGCCGGCGATTTGTTCATCAAGAACATGGATTGGCCCGGCGCGCAGGAGATGGCAGCGCGGTTCAAGAAGATTCTTGATCCGAAGGTTCTGGCGGAAGGCGATCAGTCGCCTGAGATGATGGCAGCCCAGCAGCAGATGGAAGCCATGACGCAAGAACTGAACCGCATGACGGACATCATCGCCAACGTGCAGGACAGCGTTGCCCAGCGCGAAGTGGACATCAAGGAATACAAGGCCCAGGTGGACGCCTACGACGCCGAGACGAAGCGGATCAGCGCCGTGCAGCAGAGCATGACGCCAGAGCAGATTCAGGACATCGTAATGGGTACAATCGCCGCGGCGCTGGACACCGGTGACCTGATCGGCGGGGCGCCGCAGATGCGCGAGATGCCCGACATGGAGCAGCCAGAGATGCAGCCGGAAATGCCCGAGATGCAGCCCGAAATGCCCGAGATGCAGCCCGAAATGCCGCCTGAAGGAATGATGGAATGAAGTGCGCGGACTTTGTAGGGATGCTGTTTCTGGCGCGGGATGTGACCCATTCCGCCCACCTGAACACGCGCAGTTATGCCAAGCACATCGCGCTGAACGAGTTTTATGACGGCATCATCGACCTGGCAGACAAGTTTGCCGAAGCCTACCAAGGCAAGTACGGTCTGATTGGGCCGATCTCGCTGATGTCGGCCAAAAAGACCAACAACGTGGTCGAGTTCCTCGAAGGCCAGCTAGAAGACCTTGAGCAAATGCGCTATAAGGTCGTTGATAAGGAGTGTACCCCGCTCCAGAACATTATCGACGAAATTTTCGGGCTGTATTACACTTCGTTGTATAAGCTCAAATTTCTGGCGTAAGGAACGACTATGGAACTGCTTCGCCCATTGAATGACGCCGGGTTTGCGACGCAAAGCGCGGCTTACACCGGCACCGCCGGGTCTGTGACCGGCTGGAACGCTGGCCCGCAGGGCGTGCTGGTGTGGTGTACAACTGACGCCTACGTCCTGGTTGGTGAAAGTGTGACGGCCACGTCCGCAGCCACACCGCTGCCTGCGTACACACCCGTGCCGATCACCGTCCCGCAAGGAACTGGCGGTGTGTGGCGCGTCAGCGCGATCCAGATCAGCGCCGGCGGCACGATGTACGCAAAGCCGATCAACATTCGATGAGCTTTGGCGTCCCCGTCCGTAACGGCCTTTCCATAGGGCTTTTGGCTTCGACGTTTTTATCAACGTTCTTGCCGTCTGGCAGACGGCTTGTGCCAAGTATGTCGCAAAACTTTTTGACCGACAACACCCTCGACCCGCGCATCACGTTCAGCCGCACAACCAACGCCACGCTAGTTGATAGCACCGGGGTATTGACTTGGGCGCCTAACAATCAGGTGCTGCGCTCTCAAGACTTATCCAACACGTCAAGTTGGACACCAGACGACAGCGAAGTTCTTAACTCAATTTTGCCCGCGCCTGATGGGACGACTCCCAGCTTCTTTCACAGACCCTTTGATACTATAACTATGGGGACGGGCGCAACTCAAACTAGAATTTTTCAAAGCATATCCGCAACAATTGGTGTAAGCTATATATTTTCTATATATGCTAAAGCGCAAGAATATGACCAAATTCAATTGACTTTTACTACATCCCCAACAGTAAACGCGACATTTTCGTTGACTTTGGGTACGGTGGTTTCTGGAACCGGCGCATCTATTACGCCTGCCGGCAATGGCTGGTATCGGTGCGCTCTTGTTGCAACCGCTACATCTACAGGTAGCTTACAATTACGATTTTCTGCTAGAGATAGTACTGCTACGACAGGCAACGGCACATCAGGAATTTACGTCTGGGGCGCGCAACTTGAAGAAGTCACTTACCAGACGGTGCCTTCGACGTACAACCAGACGGTCGCATCGGCTTACTACGGCCCGCGCTTTGATTACGATCCCGTCACGCTTGCGTCGCTTGGCTTGCTGATTGAGGAGCAGCGAGAAAACTTGCTACTAAACAGCAATATTTCAGGCACCAACCTTAGTACGCAAAGCGTTACGGTGACCGCCCAATCATACACTATTTCATTTTATGGAACCGGCACGATCACGCTTTCTGGGGCCTCAGTTCAAGTTGTGACCGGCACGGGAGCATACCCTTCGCGGCGTACGCTTACGTTTACACCAACTGCGGGCGTTTTGGTTTGCACTGTCACTGGCACGGTGCAGTTTGCTCAACTTGAAGCCGGCGCGTTTGTTACCAGCTTTATTCCCACTGCGGCCTCTACGGTTACACGCGATCCTGACGATGCGGTAATGACAGGTACAAATTTCTCAAGCTGGTATAACCAGAG